TTGCGGTAGGAGTTTGTGATTCTGCATCTACTACAACTATTGTTGATGCTACAAGGGATGAAGCCGATGATTATTTTAATGGCTGGCGAATAGACATCATCGATGGAACTGGTCGCGGCAGTTGGGCGTTAGTGACAGATTATACAGGTTCTACCGGAACATTTACTGTTGCTGATTGGCTGAAGGCTGATGGTTCTGCCGGTGGGACAGACCCAGACACAGATAGCATTTATGTAGTTCAACCGTTAAATAACCTCCATCCTGCTGGTCTTAAATTTGATGAAGCAGTAAAATGTGCTTGTTTGTCAGAGGCCGAACAATTTTTTGAAAGAGTAAATGGCGGGCATATAGAACGTTATATCCAAAAAGCTTTACCAAAAGCTTATGAAACTGATGCCCGTTCTAAAATGTTTACCAAGATTGGTAAGGAACAACCGTATTTAAGAACGTGGAATTTAGTAGAAAAGGATGAATAATGGCTGATATTAGTCAAAAGTTAGAAGATATGGTTGAAGCCCCTGCTGCTTCATCCGTGATACGACCAATTATTACCACAGAAGATGGCGTTTTGTTTTGTTATGGTACAGCAGCTTATACAGTGTTAGAAGCTGATACAGATACTTATGCTCCTGGTTGTATCTACATTAGATCATTAACTGCCGGAACTTCCGTTATATACTTTAATGTAGGAACAAAAGCGGCTCCTGATTTCAATACTGCAACCTGGTCATAATTAATGACACCGTAAGGGTAATATTATGACGGTGTATAAGGGACGGGTTGCCCCCTTGCCCGTCCCAATTTTGAAAGGCCTAATATGGAAATTCCTGCTCCTTTGTATGGGTTACATGAAGGTATTTCAACCGAACATCAACCGTCTGGGACTACACCTTATTGTAAGAATATAAGGCCATTTGATATAGATGAAGAACGTGGTAGAACAGGTCAGAGACCTGGATTTGTGAAGGCATTTGATACACAAATAGGTGGCGAACATCCAGTAATCAAGTTTTGTTCGATAAGCACGACTTATATTGAGCCTGAATAATATGAATTGGCCGAGTGACAGACCTGTAACTTATGATGCAGACCTTAATTGGGATGAGGAAGGTCAAGAGTGGATTAGTGATTATTTAATTAATCCTGGTAACTATTCACAGTATTTAGTTACTATTAGCGAAAATGGTAGTGTTTATTTTGGAAGTGTTTGATGGCAGTAGGCGATCCAACAGGTGCGTTTCTTTGTAGTGATACTTTAGGTGCTGATGTTGGTAATCTAACGTTTGACCAAGGTTCAAGCATAACTTTACAATCTGGTAAACAATATGCTTTTGTAATAACGTCAACTGGACTTGACGCTGTAAATAATGTTGGTGTTCCACAAAAAGTTGGTGGGGGATATTCTGGTGGATTAAAATGTATTAGTTCTGATGCTGGTAGTTCATGGACTCAAGTAGGAACAAGAGATTTACGATTTCACATTTATGATTCTACAGATACATTACAAGACAATTGGACACTATTTGATGCTTTTCAATATGTTTACGGAAATTATCATGTTGCACAAACATTTACTGCACAAGCAACTTATGTAATTAAATCTATTGTATTAGCGTTTGTATATCAAGGAGATTTGGGAACCATACAAAGTGGTACTTTAACTTGTGGTATTAAAGAAGTAGAGGGTGAAGAATACGAGGATCTGCCTGGAGAGGATCCGCCTGGAAAAGCACAAAATCCTACTCCAAGTGACGGAACAGAAAACATAAAAATAGCTGGAATAAGCAGAATAAAAAGATTACAATGGGAAGCACCAAGTTAAATGACTATACAGTATCAAGTATATTTCAAAATTCCAGATGGTGACTGGCTTAATCTGGAAAATACTTATAACACTGAAATAACTTTATCAGATGATGTTTTATCGTTGTTAAGTTATTTTAGTGTTTATCAATGGCGTGTTGATACTTATGATACTGAAAGTGAGTTGACAACTACAGGTGATACGTGGGAATTTATATCACAAAAATCTCCTAAATTTACGAATAATATAAGACGGTCAGATTATAATTGGGATTATGTGTGGAACCCGATAATTGGTGATTGGGATGATATAAATGATTTTGATTACACTGGTGGTGGTAGATATAAAAGTCGTATAATAGCAATCGGGCATAATTGTGTATATTTTGGAGATTTATGATGACTGCAAGCTGGATAAAAGTATTAAAATACTCTGCTAAAAAATATATTCAAAAAAAGTATAGTCCTGCCGGAAAGGGTTATGTTGATAGTCCTGATGAAAGAAAAGACAAGGCTATGGCAGAAAAAGAAAAACGAAAAAATAAAAACAGAGAAATATTTGAGGCTATTCGTACGGGTAAATACAAAATTAAAAAGGTTAAGTAATGGCAACATTAACAGCTTTAGCAGCGTCACATGGTTTTACTGCTGGCGATCTTGATACTTCTGGTCAAGTAGCTGTGCTTTCCGCATATCAGAAAGTTTATTTTGCTGATGGTCGGCCTTATTCTGCAACTATTGGTGATAGTGGTTTTCATAAATTAGACTTTATAAACACCCGTATAGTCGGCACAGTGACAGGTACGTTTACACAAGGAGAAGTTGTTACACAGGCTGTAAGCGGTGCTGCTGGTATATTCGATGAAGGTATTGGAAGTGGGGCTACGGCATGGAGTCTTATATATAGAACTACTACAGTAGAATTTGTTCATTCACAAACTATAACAGGTGCAGATTCAGGAGCTACAGTAACACCTGCTGATGCCACTAAAATAGTTGCTCCCCCGCATTGGCTCAATTGGACTTTAACAGATGGTACATTTCCTGATGGTGGTTCTAATATTCTGTCGCTATGCTGGGGTAGAATATTTATGAATAGCATTTACAATCCACATCAATGGTTTGCCACAAGAGTTGGCAATCCCCTTGACTTGCTGCTTGTTCAGGATGATGTAGCATCTGCTCAGAACAGTCAGGCAACAACTAAAGCTGGATTAGTTGGTGATCAACTTATAGCTTTGATACCATATAAAGGAAATGCTCAGGTATTTGGCTGTCTGAACAATATGTTTGTCATGCGGTCTGATCCTGCTAAAGGTGGATTTTTTACAACATTGTCTGATACTACAGGTATATTCAGTGATACATCATATTGCTGGGATGCTAAAGGAAATTTATATTTCATCGGCAACGATGGAATATATGCTCTATCAGCTAACGCTATTGTAGAAGGATTACCGCCGGAAAATTTGACTAAAGAACATGTCCCCAAACTAATATCTAATCTTGGTCTTAATCGTAGAACCGATAGAATTGCTATGGCCTATGATAAAGATAGATACGGAATTGAAATATCTGTTACACAACGTGACGGCAAATGGAGTGCTATAATATGGTTAGACTTACGATTGGGTGGTGTGTTTGTTGAAGAATATCAAGAAGATCATTTACCTACTGCATTGTTTTATTTTGACTCGCGTATTAAATCTCAACGCGGTCTTATAGCCGGATGCAATGATGGATATATACGCACATGGGATGAGACAGAAAAATCAGATGACGGTGATAACGCAATTGAAAGTGAAGTGTTAGTTGGCCCAATAGCAGGAGAAGAAGTTAGGTCTAAAATAGACATGTCAGAGTTATCTGTTACAACTGGAATTAATACTGATTCTTTGACTGTTTCCTTATTTGCAGGCAAAACGGCACAGGAGGTAATAAAAAATGTAGAGGATGATGAATCACCTAAAGTATCTAAAATTTTTATCGGTGATAAATTGCTGCCGTCTATAAGACAAAATATATCTGATGGAGCTATTGGTATTAAACTATCAAATACAACGGTTAATTCAAGTTGGAATATAGAAAAATTAGATGCAAAGATTAATGAATCTGGAAGGATAAAATAATGGCATCACCATATTACACGTTTAGTTATCGCCCTGGAACTGGTGCTGGCGATGCGGCACATACTAATGCGTTGTCTCGTTGGTTAACACAACAACAAGAAGCAAGGCAACAGTTTATTGCGGCAGAAACACCATTGCAACAAGCAGTCCAGATGTTTCAACCTGGTGGTGGCTATGGACAGGGGCAGCGAGCGTTGTTGCAAGACCAGGCAAAACAAGCATTAGCTGAAGCTTCTATTAATCAGGTTGCTTCAGGTATGAGTAGTGGTTCAATGGCTACATCAACTGCCATGAGAGCTAAATCTGATTTAGCTAAGAACCTCGCTGGTGTTGAAGATGTCCGCACGCAATTTTTGAATCAGGCGTTACAAGCATTGTCTGGGGCACGCAGTACAAGGG